GCCCTGCAAGCCCTTGCGTATCATCTTTGCCTTGGGACTGATCAGGAACCTAGGCTTGCCATCCATGCACAACTCTTTCATCGGCAATTCGAGCGCCGCTCTACGCAACGCGGGGTCATTCGTGAGAGTGGGAGTGCAGGGTATCCCAGCAGCACGCATGATCTTGAACGGTGTATCAGCATTGGCTTGGTTCTTGTTGTCACCAGACGGATCACCCCACCCACGGAACTTGAACTTGGGATAGTTGGCGTCGATGTACCGCTTCAGTGTTGGTGCGAAGTCCACCGCCCCGCTGTCAGTCATGCAGAACTCATCGAAGCACACCCACCGACCAAGCGCATCACGCTGCACAAAGGCACACGCTGGTGTCCGCCCGAAGTCAAAGCCGAGCACAACGGGTGTATCGCTGTTCGGTTCATATTGATCGCCTGTGCAGTGTATGGAGTCAGTGTACAGCGGATGTACTGGCTTGCCGCTTGAGACAAAGCCGTACTCGTTCGCCAAGTTAACCTTGATCCAATCATCTGTCTTACCCTGCAAGCCTCGACCGTAGTAGTCTTCAGGCAAGTTGTGCAGGTTCTCTGCGCTCTCGTTCAGATACCAGCCGTCACCCTCTCGATACACCCCACCCGGTTGCCGGTGAAACATCCAACCCTCTGGCCGGTCTTCTTCCGCCAGCTTGTAATACCAGTGGTCTTCGTCTGGTGCGTTGCTGTCACCGATCATCCCGTAATGTGTAGGTCTCACACCCTCTTTCATTGAGGGATACCGGCCACATCGCAGGTCGAGCATGTCCACCACGCTCTTGCTGTGTTCCTTGGCTTCGTTCAGCCATGCCCAAGTTGTCTGAATGCCTCGTGCTTTCTTGACGTGATCAGGTCTGTCGAACGCAATGAAGATGACTTCACTTCGTACCGTCGTTCCATCCTCCAACTTGAACTCAATCTTGTGGGTGGGCGGTTCCTTGTTGCCTTGCTTGAACTCACCCAAGTCTCCATGCACCTCCAACCAATCCTTGATGGTGGTCGAGAACAACTCGCTATAGGTGTTCCGCGCAGCAATGATCCTGCTTAACCTCACCCCGTGGTTTGGGTGTGCCTTCTGCGTCACCGGTGCCTGCTCGCACATCAACTCGAGAAACTTGAGGATGACTTGGACTGTCTTGCCAGAACCCAACGGCCCCATGATGAATGAGTTGCGTGACCGACAATCGGCAAACTCCTCCAGCACTCTCCCCTGCGGCTTCATTACGTACTCAATCGTCGCCATCGAATCGCTTTCTCTGCACTGCAATTACCAAGTCGCCACCACCCTCTCCCGTAACCTCAGTTGATTTCAGGTCAGGAATGAACTTGGCCATCATCTTCAGTGACAATGTAGCTGCGGAGTTCATGCGCTGTACTTCAACGGCGCTAAATTCCTGCTTCGGATCAAGCAAATTCCTAATACAATCATGGACATGCGCTTCGTACCCACTAGCCTCAATCTTCTTACGCATCTCGTCTTGACGCAGTGCTCTGTTCAGTTGCGCTCTAGTCTTCGCCATGCTTCCCCCCAAAGATGCGCTCCCACCCATCTTGATAGGCAGGTGAGTTGTTGTTCAGCCTTCCGGCGATTCTTGGACGCGAGCCCTTACCACCGAATAGCTCAGGAAAATGTCGTTGCTGGTCAGTTTTCGTCAGACTGCCTCTGAGGTCTTTTGTCTTTGTCATGCGCGCCAAATACCACGAATGATTAACGGATTGCAAGCTCTATTCTACAACACCCTGCGAAATTAATTTAACTTTTTTTTGTTATATCGCTTGACACTTGAAAACTTTCTTTTTAATATGGCTTCACACAACAGGAGATCGACATGACCAACGACATCAAACTACAGCCCGGCCCAAAGGGATTCGTATTGGGCACAATGGCGTTGTACGGCAGCGTTGCTGGCTGGGAAGTCGAGTGGCGTCTTGCATGGATACGAGAGACAGAAACCGGAGCTGACGCCATCGTAATTCACGGCAACGGCGACTACAGCGGCATGTACCGCCGAGTAGGCCACAACGGATACACGATAGGAGAGGCCGCGTAAGCGGCCCACGGGAGAAAAAAATGATTAATTCTGGATACAAATTAGTGTGCATCGAAGGCGAAACCAAAGGCGACGAAGTCATCCTATCAGCGGAAAAGATGCCAACCGCTATCAGGTTTTTGCGAGCCGCGTCGGATTGGTCACTTGCTAGCGCGGCCAATGAAATTGACTACACCCCCGACCAGCCGGTTTTTGTGGAGTATTTTGCGGCGATGGCTCAGATGTTAGACGAGTGCATATTTAAGGCTAAATATCAGGCGCGGAGCCATTGGTCGCTGGTAGAAATGGATGAGGAGTGGATCTAGTGAAACTACGATACCCCCTCGCCCTGCTACTGGTTGTTCTGATCTCTTGCGTGTCCGAGCAGGATTATCAGGACGCGCTGCACGAAGAAGCCATCTACATCCAATCGGTCTGCGATGGTGTCCACGGGGACTATCTCAACCTTCGCCCTGCTTGCTAACCAGCCACACGTTCTCTTTGTCCTGATCCTCCGGCTTCTCTGCCGGTGGGTTGGGATCGTCGATGTCCACCAGCTCAGTAATTATGACAGTCACTTGGCAATTATCGCTCAGATTCTCGATTGTGACGTTAGGCATCAAACCTCTCCTCGATAAATCTTTCCCTTGCTGTTAGCGTTGCCAAATCCCCGCACGCTTGCTCCAACAGCTTGATGTCTTTCGTTCTGGCGTACTCGGTCAACAGGCTGACCACCCTACCCGACAAGAAATTGAGCTGATTAGCCATGATAAAATCAACGGCTGGTATTTCACGCATCATTCGCAGACACCTTGTGGATTTCCCCACGCCACTCGTATTCGCCGGCAGCATGATAGCCATGAATCCTTACAAATTCAGGCTGCAATAAATAGTTGTTTTTGATCGACAGCACCGCAAAACCGCTGTTCCAATTCTTTGGGCCATCTTCTGTGTACAAAAACGTGTTTTGATTAGGTTCGGCCATCGTACCCAATTGAATACCAAGCCTAGTCCCAGTGAGGTCGGTAAAGGGCTTAGCTTCCTGGTGATGCGTATGCCCGGATACCGTGTGGACACCGCTCATCAGCGTGGTTCTGTGTCCGCCGGTGATGCCCGCGCCGATTGGCTTGTGACGTATCATGATTGGCCGCTCCGCACCCTCAATCCATAGACTGATGGAGAATCTCCACGCCGGGAATTGCTCGCGCAGCGTGAACCCCGGCACCCCTTTGTACATGGGCAAAGCGTCGGCCAGCTTCATGTCAAAACGAGAGTCGTGGTTGCCCATTACCCAGTAGCGTTTGGAGCTGGGCGAAGCCTTTTCAATTTCTTCGAGCCGTTGATGAACAGCGTTCAACTCATCCTGCACTGTCGGCCTCTCCTCCCACCCCAGCGGAGCGTGTCGGCTGATGCTTGCGCCGTCCAACAGATCGCCATTCAAGACGATAACGTCAGGCTGTAGCTGTTTTGCCAACTCAACGAAGGCTAAGTGTGCGGTGGTGACTGTGTTGATTTCATAGTGCGCGTCCGATCCAACAAGGATCGTCATATCCTTCTCGACCTTCAACGTTTGACGCACTGACGGTCGTGGTGTTTTGTCTCTCGAAAGATGAGCGGGGACTGAGATGCTTCGACCAAGCGCCTCTTCTGCCCTGCGCCGTCGATGGAATACGTTCCTGATACCTACTTCGTACCGGCTCGCCATGCCCTGAGCGCCGATTGACGAGAACTCAGTCGCAAACACTTCATTATCTTGCGGGAGCTTATTTTTGGCCATCGAGTAATCCCCCACGCCTCGCGTAGTTGTTGGAGACGTGTGCAAAAACCTGCCGTTTTAATCCGTCGTCTCTCTCTCGCTTCGGCTCCGCATCCCACACCTCTTTCATCGCAGCGTCCATTGCCTTGACCATGTCAGCAGCCACAGACCTTGGCGACCTCACCCGCACACCCTGCGCTCATGCGCTTTAATCTGTTCTTCCCAGTCTGAAATCATCTCGCGGTAGTCCGAAACATAAAACTTTACCGAGTCTTTCTTCGTTGCCAGCATGTGCTCGACTGCGTCTTTGCCATACCAATCAATCATCCAGATCGTGTATTGCGCCTCTGCGCTCCCGTGCTTCATGCCGAACCCGTTACAGCCCCGGCACTGAGGATGCACATTCTGTTCCTCCAGCGCCCACCTCGATGACGAACCCTTGGGGATAAAGTGGCCGCCGTCTAGCTCTTTATAGTGTTGGATCTTGCCACACGACACGCAAGCCGCGAACCCTGAGTCATCGGCTGCACTGATTCTTGCAAGTTTTTGCAGGGTCTTCAATGCCTTGGCGCGGAGTGTTGCACTGGTTTGTTTCTTCGGCATTACACAATC